TGTAAATCAAATACTTAGCTCAGTGGGACAGGCTCCTGTCACCACCTTAGATATGCAGAACCCTGAAGTATCTATTACCCTTAACACCCTACGGGAAATCAACAAACAAGTTCAAGCTGAAGGTTGGATCTTTAATACTGAACGTAGTTATGAGTTGATTCCTGACAGCGTTACTAACGAAATTGTTTACCCCTTTAACATGCTTCAAATCGACACCAATGTTGAAGCACATAAAGATAAGTATGATGTAGTTCGTCGTGACGGTAAACTGTATGACCGATTGAATCATACTTATGCTTTTACTGATAACATTAAAGCTGATGTAGTTTGGCTGTTTGATTTTACTGACGTTCCTCCTGCTATTCAAGCTTATATTACTGCCCGTGCTGCACGGATGTGTGCAGTGAAAATGGTTGGAGACCGTGAGCTACAAGCACTACTGCAAGAACAAGAGATGATGACTCGTGCTGCTGCTCTGGAATATGAGTGCAACCAAGGTGATTATTCTATGTTTGGTTTTAGTGATGGTTACAACTACTATAACAGCTATCAACCTTTCCAAGCATTGATGCGATGAGTACACTTACCCAAAGGATACCTTACCTGTTTGGCGGTATTTCACAACAACCTGACAACCGTAAGTTTCCAGGGCAACTTAGGGATTGTGTTAACGCCTACCCTGACTATGCTCTTGGTCTTTTGAAACGTCCTGGTGGTCGGCATGAAACCGAGCTTTACAACGCAACCCCTTCAGGTAAATGGTTTTCTATCCTGAGGGATCCCCAAGAAAAGTACGTTGCACAATACGATGATAACAAGTTTCGTATCTGGAGTTTGCTTGATGGCAGTCCACGAGCAGTCGATATGGGCACTAATACTGGTGTTCCCGTTACTTGTAACCTGACTAACCTCAAGGCTGACCTTGCTACCTATAATGCTGCTGTAACTGATACTGCTGCTAAACTTGCTCTACTGAACACCGCTCAAGCAACGTATGCAGAAGTCCTTGCAGGACAAGATGCTACGACAGAACTCCTGTTTGAAGTTAACTACACATATCCTGTTGGACAAGTTCAACAGTATCTAGCCTCTGGTATTCTTAAAAATGAAGCAGGTGTCTACATTGTTAAAAATGCTAATTCGGTAATCAGTGCAGCTACCACTCTTCCTGCTGGTTATGCGTTGGGGACTGAGGTTACAGGTGAACAACCTTTGCTTGCTTCTAACGGATTTAAAGTCTACCAAGCTATCCTGACTGTTGCTGCTACTCACACCGCTGGTGAGTTGGCTACAGCTTTGGCAGCAATGAACACTGCTCAAACTAACTATGATAATGCTGTAACTGCTGAAGCTACTGCTAAAAGTAATTATGATGCAGAAGTCAACAACTGTGCTATTACTGCTACACCGTCTAACGGTTACCTTTACGGTGCTACCGCTGATGATATTGAACTGATTACTCTTAATGATTACACCTTTGTTCTTAATAAAGCAAAGACAGTAGCTCTTAAAGCAGCTACGTCTGCTGCTAAACCGAACGAAGCCTTTGTCGTTATTAAGGTTGTTGGTGTTGGTGAATATGAGATTTTTTTAGATGGAACTCTTCGGGGTCAGTATACAGCATCTGGTAGTCATGACACAGCTGATATTGTTAACAACCTTGTCAGTGATATTGACGGTCAAACCTTTGGTGGTACTACCTATACCGCTGCTGCTGTTGGTCCTGGTATTTACATTAGTGCTGATGCTGAGTTTTCAATCTCTGTTGTAGGCGGTCCATCAGAAGCGGCCATCTTTGCATTTCAAGATACTACCCCTACTGTTGCTGACCTTCCCCTTCAGTGTAAAAACGGTTATGTAGTTAAAGTTGTTAACAGCACCGACATTGATGTTGACGACATGTATGTGCAGTTTATCACAGATAACGGTGCTACTTACGGTACTGGTGTCTGGGAAGAGACGCTTGCACCTGGAATTCAGTATGAATTTGATGAACTGACTCTTCCTCATCAACTGGTTAGGCAAGCAGATGGTTCATTTACTTATGGTCCGGTTACGTGGGAGAATAGGTTGATTGGTGATGAAACCACTAACCCTACTCCTAGTTTTGTCGGTACTAAAATCAATAACCTTTTCTTTTACCGTAACCGTTTAGGGTTCCTGGCTAATGAAGCGGTTATTATGAGTCGTGCTGGTGATTACTTTAACTTCTGGGCAACGACTGCTTTGACGGTTACCGACGATGACCCGATTGATATTACTGCATCATCTATTCGACCTGTTAATCACCGTTACGTCCGTCCAACAAGTGTTGGTCTTGTTCTGTTTAGTGATACTGAACAGTTTATCTTGAGTACTGATGCTGACATTCTCAGCCCTAGAACCTCAAAGATTAACGAGTTGTCAAGTTATGAGTGTGACCCTAACGTAGAAGCAGTAGCACTTGGTACTAGCCTAGCGTTTATCTCGAAGACTCCGTTGTACAGTAGATTGTATGAGTTGTCAGGGATTTCAACTGACCAACCACCAAACATGGCAGAGCAGAGCGTTTATGTTCCTGAGTTGATTCCTCAAACAATTACGTCGATGATTGCATCACCTGCATTGTCTTTGGTTTCACTGGCGACAACTGGTAGTAGTACTGTTTTCCAGTATCGTTTTATTGGACAAGGTGAACGCCGGGTTAACACTTGGTATAAGTGGGAGTTGACTGGTGAGTTCTTGGACCAATTCTTTGATGTTAACACATACTATGCTGTTGTTAAAGACGGCACTAATGTGTTTGTTCAATCCTTTGACTTGACTCAAGCAAATGAAGAGGGTTATCTAACGCTTTCTACTGGTGAACAAACCGATATTTGCCTTGATAACTGGAGCATCAATCCTTATCGAACCTACAACTCTGCTGATGATACTACCCGAATCTTCCTTCCTTACGATCACGTAACTGGTAAGACGTTCTCTGTGCTTGTCCTAGGGGGCTACATAGGCGACGTTAATGCTATTGGTAGTGAATCGGTAGGGGCAGTACTTTACCCCACCGTACAGGGGACTGCAGGGGGCTATTACGTTGATATTGATGGCGATTATCGTGGGCGTGATCTAATTATTGGTTACATCTACACGATGACTGTTGAGCTGCCTAAGTTCTTTGTTACTACAGCACAGAATCAAATTGCTAGTTCTGATTACACTTCAGACCTTATCATTCACAGGCTTAAAGTTTCAACAGGTTTAAGCGGTCCTATTAAGTATCAAATCAGCATTAAAGGTAGACCAGAATGGAATCAAACCATTGAAACCGCTACGTCTAATGAGTATGAACTGAATAGCGTTAACATGGTTAATGAAGCTATTCATAACGTTCCTATTTATCAACGTAACGAAAACCTTACCTTTAAGATTATTGGTGACAGTCCTTTCCCTGTTAGTTTGCTGAGCTTGAACTGGGAAGGTAAGTACAACACTGGTTTCTACAGAAGAGGCTGATGGCTACATCCACCCGTGGTTTTACCTTTAAACCGGCTACCATTAACGACACCTTAGAACTAACCAGTCAAATGCTGGATAGAGGTTTGCAAGACTTTGAGCGGATAGGACAACACCCTGTCCTTTCCTTAGCTTTGTATATCCATTATGATGACTCCTATCTTATCTACGGACCTGATGGGAGTCTTTATGGAGCTTACGGTGTGTCGGAAGATAACGCCGTTTGGATACAGATGACAGAAAAGGTTAAAGAGAATCCGCGTACAACCGTTAGATTCGGTAAAGCGTTAATGGAACACATAAACCGTCCTTATCTTTGGACGACTATTGATATTAAAAATACTAATCTAATTAACTTAGCTAGGTATTTAGGTTTTAAGGTACTACGGGTTTTCCCGGATGGACCTGACAATGTTTACTCTATTGAGATTGTACGATTATGGCTGGAGTAAATACGACTGATACAGCAAATTACATTAAAACAAATTCACAAGGAGGTGGTGGTATGGAGCTTGATCCTTTAAATGCAGCTTTAGGTGGAGCCGAGCTTGGACTGGGCGTCTTAGGTTTATTCCTAGGTAATGCTGCCGAAGAACAAGCCGCATATAATCAAGCCTATAAAACAACGTATGACAATGCCATCAATCAGTTTAGGGTAGAACAGCAGAACAAAGCTACTGCTGAGCAATTTACCGCTAAGCTTGATTTTATTCAGAATCAAATT